GGCTGTTCTAGTGTGGTAGCGAGTTCATGTTGAGCTTCAAGGGCAACTACCTTTTCAGCACTGCCGGAGCGCTTGATAAGCTCAATAAAATGATCATCAGGTCGATTCATTCTATTCATTATTCTATTCTCCATTTAAGGGTTAGATTATTACTCAAGACCGACAGTATCGTCATCGGCATTCTGGAATGGCATTGGTAAGTTGACTTCAACCTTGGCATAACCGTCTTCGTCCTTAGTGGACATCCAACGACCAATGATAATCTTCTTACCGTCATCTACATTTGCTTGAACTGAGATGTTACCAGCGGTATCATCACAAACAAATGCAGCTTCACCAGCAGCTGGTGTGCCTGTAACTTTATTGGTTACAACATAACCCTTTTTAAGGATAGAAACTTTTCCACCTTTTTGGACTTCGTCTTGATGCCAGTTGATGTGCTGACGAGTGAGGTCAAGATTGACAACATCGTTCAACAGAATACCAACGGGAATCAAAGCGTTAGTTGCTGCGGCATACTTTACTTTTGCGCCAGCTTGGTCCATTGCTGCACCAGAGCCAACTGTATCTAAAACTACAACTCCACCGCGTTCAACTGCGCCGTCGTTATAGAAGAAAGAAATATCGACATCGAGTTCGTGTCTATCAGCTTTTAAAGCCATGATATATACTCCTATTAAAAAACTAAATTACTCTTGAACCTTAGCGGTTGAACGAAGAACGTTACTTTCAAGCCACGCGCTAGCAGCCGTTCTTGTTTCCAAAACAGCGTCTTCACCAACGTCAGTTAGTGACGCTTCTGCTTCTACTTCGACTTCTTCAAGAACTTCTTCTGAAAAATCAGCTTCAACTTCTTCAGCTTCTTCTTCAGCCATCATCTTCTTAGGGGGCGTTCCAGCATTCTTGGACTTGTCGTCCACAGGTTTAGCGCCCTTCTTCTTCATGAAAGGAGGAAGTTCTTTTTCGTCTTTTTCTTCGTCATCCTTTTTGGGTTTGTCTTCAGCCTTTGGCTTTTTACCCATAGGGCTAGCAGCCATAACCTGAACGATTTCCCCAAACATTTCGTCACTTGCTTCAGCAAACTTTTCAAGAGCAGCTTCAGCTTCTTCGCCTTCTAAACCAGCTTCAAGAAGCATAGACTTGCGAGCAAGCACCTTCTTTTCAGCTTCGTGGGCTTCAATTTTTTCATTGGCAGTAGCCAATTCTTCATCTTTACTTGCAATAGCTTCTTCAAGCTCAGTGACTTTAGCTGTAATAGCTTCTAGAGCTTCTTTAGTTTCTGCAATAGCTTCGTCTTTTTCAGCAACAGTAGCTTCAAAAGCTTCAATTTTTAACTGAAATTCCTCATCTTTTTGACCAGCAACTTCAGCACGCAATGCTTCAGCAGCATCTTTGGCGGTTGCCAATTCTGCCTTTAGCTCTGCGACTTGATTCTCTAATACATTATCGGACATATCAGATATCTCCTTAATATTTGATTCTGAAATTAATTTTGTTTCATTAACTCCGGCAAAAGAAAAAATTCTAGAACCGCCATCATCTAAGATAACACTTCTAGGATTAGCCGGGTTACTCACCAAGCCCTTGCCAGAAAAATTGATGTTCCGTAGTAGTCTACCTACCCTGTGTCCTTCATACTGTCCCTCTCCTCCATATGCTCTAAGATGTTTAGTTAGAAATGCAGACTCTTCATCTCTTGCAATCACCTTGTTGTCTCCATCAGGTGATATAACGGCATAATCAAAATTATTGAAAAGAGCTTCCATGCTTACAAACCATTGACCGGATTCAATTCCAGCTATGATTTTTCGCATTCGTTCTTTTCTCTCTGAATCAGTCCAGCTATTGTATAAAACAGCACTAGTAAGAATTTCAAAATCAGAACTAGGCATAATGTTCTGATCGTCTAACTCTTTACCTTCTGTATTTACAACAGTGGAACCAGTAATATGCCCTATAATATCAGCCTCGTTATGCATGAAGTTGAATTGTTTATCTTCAGGACTATTCCTAGCTTCCCAAACTTCGCTAGAATCAAAAACATCATCGTTTTTGTTCCAGCCTGTAGAAACAAGAATAGACTTTAGATAGTAAAGATCAAATTGACCTTTATTTTCAGCAGCAGCTTTATCCGAAGCTAATAATTTTTTTATGTCTTCTTGGTCTTCTTCACTTGGTACATATGCACTGACAAGTGAAGCGTAAGCAAGACTATTGCTCGCTAATATTTTTTCACCAAGATTATCGTTGATTTCTTTTTTGTATATTGGAATATTCATATAATACCTCATAAAATTATACACCATTATTTAAAATAAATGCTAAAAACATTAGGTAGTATGGAACGACGCATAGGCATTAGCGCCCATCTGTTTTCTTTCATCAATGTTAGGTGACCTCTTGTTGGTTTTAATAAATCCACTTTTTAGCGAAGTAATTGTTTTCGCTACAATTTGATTTACTCCAGATCCACTTTTCAAAATGTCATTGACTAAACCTGCATTTATCTCTTCGTAAGGTTTCAAATTACAAAGCACGCATAATTTTATATATTCTAACTCTCCAGATTGTTGCTTGTTTAACGCTCTGAGGTTCTTTTTATTGTAATGTGCAAGGATAGCAGGATGCACAATTTCGGATATTGTTTTTTGCGCATTGTTAGTCCATAGCAGTAAGTTTACAAAATCTGATTTCACAGTCTCTCTAGGAAGAACTTCTTTTTGCTTTCTTTTAACGCTATCCTTAGCATTTTTAGGTCTTCCATCTTCAGGACGACCCACTGGATCAAATTCTTTCTCTCTTTGCTGTTGCTTTCTCATTTCTTCCTCGGCGGCTTCATCTTTAACCTCCCTACTAACTCTATCTTCGGGATTTGTAAATGGATGAGGGCCTGTTTCTTCAGAAGGGATTATGCCGAGATCTTCCGCGCCAATATCTCCTTTTTGCAAAGCAATCTTTTCGATATCGTTCTTGTGTTGCGGATTGTGGTAAGGGCCAGCTTTTTGAGGCATAGATTCTCCTCTTCTTTCTCGCTCTTCTCTTTTGATTCTGATTTTTTCGATCTCTGGAATTTCTCCAAATCTTTCAACAACTGTTTCGGCACTAACAATGTTTCTGTCTGCCAGTTGTATTAAGAGATTTTTCTCGGATGATTCGTCAGCGAGAACCATTTGGTCAAAGTGAATTGTGGCTGGTAGTCTAAAGCCCATAGCTTTTCTAACTATCTCAAGCTCAGTGTTCAACCAAGATACTAAAACATCACGACCATACTCTAGTCTTTCTACAAGAGTTTTAAGGCTAATAAAGTTGTTAGTAAAACCGCCTCCACCGCCACTTGCCATACCGGTAAGTGTGGGTGGAATGCCAAGACCTGCGTATATATTTGTGAGAACCGGTTCATATTTTTCCTTACCTAAGAATCTATACACCTGTGTGCTAGACTCGGTGAACTTCAACTCAGGACCCCATACCAAGTCCATAGTTCCGCCACCTACATTACTAGCTAATATATTTCTAAGTTTGTTAATTGCATTCTTAGTTGGTAGTATTTTGTTATCTAAATCACCAAGACTCCAAAGTCTTATATTAGATATAGCACCATCAAGAGCGGATATGTCTGCAAGCTTCATCTTTTCGAGCATTACGATATCGTCAAGAATTGCGTATATCATAGGATTGGCCCAAACCAACCAGTCATCTTTCTTGTAGAAGTATGCAGAGACTTTGTTTTCGTCTAAAGGTATTAACTCTTTGCCGGTTTTAATTGCGTCTATAATATCTGGAGGAAGCACAGCTGAGAGCTTTGCATTATAGGGAACAGTGCCTGCAATACCGCGCTTTGCCTGCTGTCTAATTACTTTAGATACCTTAAGAGCGTATTTTGGTTGACCAACAAAAGTCGCTAACTCATTACCGACAACTTCGATTGACAGTGGGTTTAGAAAGTCAAACTTCCAAGGTATTTCGCGCTTGTTGAACAGTAGGTCTTGTATGCTCATGTCTGAGGCTGCTGACCTCAGTTCTTTTTCGGCTTTCTTGCTTATCTTTGCCGTTCTTCTTTTAACAATTACATTTCCGCATCTATACAGGGTGTTTAAGAATCTTTCAGATCTCTCTTTCCCATTTATCTTTTGGAACCACTTCCTGTAAAACTTTTCTATTCTCTTATTGGGATGTACAAGATTAATCCCCTGAGAGGCAAAGTCAGACATCAAATCAATTACATTCCTAATGATTCCGACTTTGTCGTATGCAGCCATGCACATTTGTATGGCTTCTTTTTGTTTGTAAGGTACTGCCTCTTCGCTTCTAAACCTGTTGTAATCTTCTCTGGTAAAACCTGTTCTAACTGAACGATTTGTGTCTATGTCTAGAAACGATCTTCTTCTATAACCAACGGTTTTTTGTACGCCGTCATAGTGATCTATGTTATCTGAGGTTTGCAGAAGGGCTTGTTGTTTTTCAGCGTCGTCTGCCCAAGTAACAAAACCTTGTGCTTTTTGCATATCTTGATTTTCTTCTGCCATTTTTTTTCTCGTTTGGAATGTAATTGGAATGATTGAAAGATTAATCTAATTGATTATACACCAAATCAATACACATCTTTCATTCCTTCTGTAAACCAAGCAGGCCCTATAAAGCCATCTCCGTTTTCAGATACTGTTTTTCCTGCCCATCCACCAACAGCATTGTATTCTTGTGGTGTTGGAGTTCTTCTTATCTTTCTTGCCGACATGTTTGCCATGATCAAAGATGAATAACGGTCTTTTCTAAGTCTGTCTTTTCTTCCTCCCGGAAGCTTGACTTCTGGCGTGTCCCATTTGTCTCTACCGCTAGTGGTCTGCGACATGATTATCATAGAAAGCTCATCCTTTAACTCTTCTATTTCCATCACACAATCCTCCAGAGTGTCATAGAGCCTATTCTTAAGCTTGTCGTCAGATATAGCTAAACCTATAGTTGCAGAGTCAAAGTAGGGGAATAGGACAACTTTGTCTTCAAAGTCTTTTCTCAAACCGTGGTTAGCCTCTCCAACCCAGTCTGCTTTAGCAAATTGTATAAGTTCTACGATATGTAGCCCTGCTTGACCGTCTGTGTCTTTTTCCTTTTTCTCGTCTATCGTAGGCCATATAGGAAGCTCTCCTTCTTGTATCTTGTCTTTATCGTGTAGAGCCTCCATAATCGCTATACCGCCACCCTGAGCATCTAAAGCGATCTCCTCACAAGGAAATACCTTCATCAGATCTCTGATCTTTCTAGCGCAATAAGAGTAAAAGTCTGTTTCGTTTACAACTCCGGCTTTTATCTTTTCTTTATGCTCAGACCTGTTGGTAGTCCAACAGTAGACAATTCTTGAGTGATCTTCGTGTAATTCCATTACGACAATAGAAAAGTTATCCACTTCAGAAGCAGGGTCAATCCCATACACATATCTAGCTTTTGGGTTTCCTCTTATCGAAGCATGAAAATTAACATCACCGCTAGGAAGACTTATTTCATTCTCAGGAGAAGCCACACAAGCCTCTATAAGAGACCTTTTGAAGAAACCATTACTATCACTAGAGAAACAAGCGCCAAACTCCATTTGGTATATACCAGCGTGTACGGTAGCCTTAGATCTAGCTACCTGACCGGCATCCATAAATCCTTCTGGCAAAAGCTCAAAAGGAACCCTAATGATAGAATATTCAGTCCAGTCAAAGTCGTTAGGAACTCCATCCTCGCCAAACACCTCTCCTAGTTTCTTCTTATCGCCCTTACTGCTTATGATCTGTTTCCATTTTTTCCAGTATTCGGCAAAGTGGTTAAAGTCATAGTAAGCAGTACCAGAAAGAATGATCTGGTTTCCGCGCTTGGTCATCTCATCTCTGGTATCCTCTAATTCGATACCTTTTGATTTCGCTTGTTTTTCCGCCGCTATCCGTTTGACATTTTCTATCGGTGAAGCTGATACCGCAGCAAAACCTGCTACAACGTTTTCAAAAATTGCACGAGGTATAGATGCAAATTCATCAGCCACAATATCATTAGCACGTTGACCACGAATTTTACTTCCATCACCAAGCGGCAAGCATGTTACCGTACTGTCGCCTATGATCATTCTGCACATATCAACATCTTTACGTGGTCCACTATTACCACCGGCTATATCTCTTAAGAGTGGTGCATTTCGCCATATCGTGTCCATGTACTCAAACAGAACTTTAGATTGACGGAAAGCAGCACCAACGATGACTATCTTTCTTCCGGGCATTAGCAAAGCCCTAAGCATAGAATATAGAGATAGTATGAAAGACTTACCAAAACCACGACTAGCGATAAGCATTGGGAATTTTCTATACCACATTTCTTGCAAGAAAAGAGCTTGCGAGGGTAATATTTCTACATTAAATATGTGTTTACATATAAAAGAGAAGTATTCTGGATTTGCCAAAAGCCAAGTTAGTTTTACATGAAACTCTTCTTCAGTTTCAACTGCAAATGGATTTACAATATTCGAGCTGTCTCGGTCTAGATTCAGCCATGCATCTTCTAATATTTTAAGTGTATTAACTGACTTGTTCACGAATTAGTATCTCCGTAACTTCATCAAAAATCCTAAACACTCTCTCTTCGGCATCCACTTTGGTTTCGCAGAATAGAAACACCACGTTATATTTTTCCTCCAACTCCCTAACTCTCCGCCATATAAACTTTCCGTTCATCCTCATGTACTGCCATCTCTTTTTTGGTATTCCTGAGTTCTCAGGGAACGACATAATGTCGTCAATCGAGAACTCACATACTATGTATGCCCATCGGAAATTAGACATACGCTCCATTTCTGCTTCAAACGGCTTCCTCTTTTGCCCTAGATTCATAGCCAATTCGCCTGTGCTGGCCTTGCGCTCAATTACTAGGCTCTTTTCCAATCCTCTCGCCGTGTAGTCGCCGGTCTTCAAACCCCAGTCTTTCACGGCTTTGCAGCGGTCAAACGATTGAAAACTCCAGCCGTTCTTCTCTCTCGTGTCTCTTAAT